ACAAATGTATTTGTGTTTGCAGCTTTTGAATTAGTTCCAAATACTGCAGAATAATCGCCTATAATAACGTTTCCTTGACCTGCAACAAACGCATAACCACCTGATATAAGATTATCCTCACCAGTTGCTGTTGAAAGTATTCCAGATACTATATTATCTTTTCCAAATGCTACAGAGTGAGTTCCACTTACAGTTAAGTTTGCACCGAATGCCTTGGCAGAAGCAGCACTTACAGAGTTGGATGTACCAAATGCAATTGTATCAGCGTTTGAAGCTATGTTTACTGAACCGAATACATAAGCATTTGAAGCTAATGTTGTTGCTGAGTTTTGAACACCAAATACAAATTGATAATCATCATCAGATTCGTTGTAAAGTCCATATACAAGTGAGTCAACTCCAGTTGCATAAGAACTTTTACCACCAACAAAAGAGAAATCTCCACTTGCTGTTGTGCCTGAACCAATTGCAATAGAATAAGCGCCAGTTGCGTCAAGACCAGATGTATTATTCAAGCGAACTGAATCAGTTCCAGTTGAACCTGATGTCCAATATTGAAGTGTTGAACCTGTTATTTCAGATATTGTAATTTCTCTAATCTCTCCAGTAGTTTCTCTAACTAATATATTTGCAGTACTTGAGCCAGTTGATGGTTGATTAACAATAAATATTTCTCCACCTGTGTCTAATCTAATATCACCTCCATTTATTCTTGTATAACCTACAGCATTCTCAACGTGAACATCAGTACCATCAAATCTAATTTCTGATGTATTTGCATATAAATCTCCTAAATACCAAGTTCCATCAGAAACTACTGAATTTCCAAGATAAAGAATATTTGTTGCAGCAGCAATTGATGGGTCCTCTCCACCTCCAATAGATGTACCATCTGTAAGAACTGGATTAGTTGGTCCAGAAGTATTTCCACTTGCAAGAACTTGGGCCCAAGTTGATGGACTTGCACCAGACATAAGGTCATCAATTGTATAACCATTTAAAGTTGAGCCTGAGCTCATGACAATATTTTCTGTGTACAGCGTATTGTTTGTATCAGCTGTTATATTACATCAATTGGGATAATGTTATCGTTACCAACAATAATATTAGGTGATTCACTTGATGAGGTATTACCAGTTCCTATTATCATAGATTTGGTTCCACCATCTGCAGTATTTGAATCTCCAATTATAAATGCTTTCGTATTCTCTTCAACGAAGTTTCCTTCTCCAGTTACAATAGCATTCTTTGAGTTGATGACATTCCCAGTTTTATTTCCAAGAACAATACTTCCAGGTCTAATCGTAGATGGGTCGAACTTATTTATTAATTCACCTTTAACTGTAGGCCTTGTTGGAGGTGTGACACCAACAGTTGTTCCTGTATTCAAGAATACACCATCAATAACCCTTGGTCTTACTGGTTTCTTATTTCTTGTTTTAAATTTAAGTCCCTCATCAACCTTTAGTAACTCAACTTTTGTCAAGTCACCGTTGATTGGATTGAAGTCCATGACCTTATTGATGATATAATAAGAATCCTTGATGAATACTTTATCAGAGAATCTAAGGTTCAATATATCAACATAGTTCAAATCGAAATATGCAGTCAATAGTTTACCTTCAAGCATCTGGTCCACTTGATTGAAGTAGTATTTGCTTGATAGATTATTGTCAGTTATATTTCCATAGTCAGAATAATATAAATATTGTACTTGACCAAAGTTAATATCCTCAGTTGGGAACTGTGGTCTATCGAAGTGTCCCGCATATGGATAAGAAGTGAATGTTGAAGTGGCAACTGTTCCACCTGTTGTTACATATTTGTAATTCCAAGATGTTCCAGTCTGAGTTATCCAACCATCTGGCTTATATAATATCCTAATATTATTCTTTGGGCTCTGAGATAGAATCCCTGGAACCGTTAAGTTAAATCCATTCTTGGTAAGTGGGGTTGGAGAGAATATTAACTCAACCTTTTTCTGACCTTGAAGGAAATCATTATCAAATATATACTTCTTCTGACCATATACTTCTTTTGTCTGGTCCGAATATGATTTATTAAGCACATCAGAATCACTCTTATATGTCAATATAAGGTCCTTGTTCTGAAGTTCTGGAATGAACTTGATGTTAATATCTCTATCAATAGCTATTTTATCTGTCCAGTCGTTGTAAGTATTACCAGAATAGTACTGTTCCCTTGTTTTTATTAAGAGTTTATTCTCATAATCAGCATCCTGCTCAACATAAAGGTTGAACATCTTCAAGACTGAAGAGAATACATCCTTAATTTTCTGTTGCTTTGGTATAAAATTGTTTAATTCAACTGTATCTCCGTCCATTAATTCTCCAAGATGGGGCGAATTTAATAGAAAGTTATTACCAGTAGTTTGTCCAGAAGCTGTAACATCAAACTTAAATGTGAAAGTTGGCCAATATGGAGTGTTCGAACCATATGATGGACCCAATCTCCATACAGAATTCAACGGCATAACAATACTTGGCCTGAATCTAATCTCAAATTGGTCACCAACACCAGCTTGAATATTGGCAAATGTATAATCAAGAGTGGTTGTTGCAGTTGATGAGCTTGAACCAGACGTAATTGTGTTACCAATACTTTGGTTTATAAGGATTGGGCTATTTAAAATAGATACTCCGTTCTTATAAAGAGATGCTCTACAGTTAATCTTAGCCTGAGATAATACAACATTACCAAAACTATCGTATAATTTTATGCTCTGAGTAAGCGGGTTTGTTGCAAATGTCTGCGCTTTTATCTTAAATCTTAAATCAAATATCTGATTTGCATCAGATGTGAATTTATATGTAGATACATTATAGGTATTTCCTGAGTCAAAGTATGGAATATTCTGGTCATTATCAGAATTATATGGCATCGTGATACCAGACCCATATGATGTTGTGGCACTCTGAGCATATGTATAAGAAACATAGTCACTTGCTCCTGTCATACCTACTTGAAACTTCCTTGCATCAATTACAGCCTGCGTATTCTCAACCTTTTCTCCGTTGAATGGAATGATTAAAGACTTGAAATAATCTGATTCAAAGAACTCAGACTCATATGAGTACTGCACAGTCTGAAAGGCCTTGTCAATATACGCTTTAAGATATATAGATGGCTGGAAATCGTTTGTATAATATGCTATTGTATTTTCATTATACAACATAGGATAGCAATAGATGTCATCTGCTGTATGTGCAGACGAACCTATGATTGATGTGTATCCATATTCGTGGTTATACTGGCTGAAATCTAAATCAGAAAGTAATGTATCAGATAATTTATCATAGAAATCTGTGGTTTGGTCGAACACCAAAGCCTCATATTCAATAAGCTCCTCACCACCAACTGATGTTGGAGAAACTTTATTGATTCCCATGAGCCTGAAGTAACCCTTCATCAAGGTTATATCAGCACCATAAATCTTACAAGGAACCTTAGTATTAATATCAAAGCTTGAATCAGCTATAGATATATCGAAAAGCTGGCCAAGAAGTTCGTTATTGTTCTTGGTGCCAGGTATATTTATAGTTTTCGAGAAAGAAGAGTTCTTCTTTGATATGTCTTGAATCTCAGCTACAGAGTAGTTAAGGGAAATTGGAACGTTATCATATAATTCAATATTTCCAAATCCTTCTAAGTATATTCTTGTGTAGTTTTCCATAAATTAAACTTGAGCTTTAATGTAAATATAAATAAGCTCATTCTGTTTACAGTTATCCTCTGGCAACTTCATCCCTAAATGCATATTCAAACTGCAAAGTGATGTTGAATATCTTATCCTTAACTCTTTGTTTAATGACATATGAGCTATCTTTTATGATAACTGGTAGCCATACACCAGAAGAATCAATATGATACACCTCAGGGCTTGTAAACAATTCCTTCAAATATGCACCTTCATCTTCTGTCACCCAGTTAGATGTAAGAGAATAGCTTTTAGTTTCTGTAACACCCATGATTGTCCTACCTCTATCGTATGAATTATATCCCCAAGAGTTAGATGTTGGATTATAAGAGCCAGTTATCTTCTTGAATTCCTTTCTGTCTATATTGATTGTTTCAGTTGAAGCTAAGTCAAAGTTAAATGAAACGAATGAGCCAAGTCTATCCATAAACATAAGCTGATATTGCTCATATGGTGTACACTTTTCATACAAGTCAAATACAAGAACCTCAGATGTTATTGCTGAAGACGCAGCAACTTCTGTATATGCTGAATATCTTGAGTTTGCAGTTGTTAAAACAGGCTGTGAACCGAATGATAGAGTAGAGTTATTTAAGTTATAAGGACCAACTCCTATGGCATTATAGTTATTTGCAGTCAAGTTGATTTTATATGTACCACCAGTATCTGTTTTGATTACAAGTCTACCAAAAGCTGTTGAGCCTGTGGCAAATCCATTCACATATGCTTGTGAGTTTAGAGCAAATCTGTAATTATCTGGAACATTTGTAAGGAATCTTCCCTGGTCTGTAGTATGAAGATTGAATTCGTGGTAATCATAGTTCCTAAAGTCCTGATGTGATATAGCTGAGTTGGTTACATATGTACAAGTCGTAGCTGTAAGCCCTGAAAAAAGAGTTTTACGGTAATCAGAATAGATAGCTGTACCTGCTTCAGCTCCAGTTGAAGAACCGAACTCTTGGTCAATCACAAGCCTATAGTCATCAAGTACATATAAGACAGTTTGAACTCCATCATATGCCTGATTGGTTGCGCCTGTTGGATTTTGTGTAATAAGAATTGAATCTCCAACAGATTTATAGTGAGGAGTTGAACCTGTGAATCCAACAAATCCACCTGAATAAAAGAAGTTGTCAGAGAAGTTCCATGTGTATTGGAACTCCTCACCAATTTGAATGTTAAATTTATCAAATGAATTAACAGCTTTTGATGAGCCAGTTAGGTTCGTGAAAATATCTGCAGACGTAAGGGTTTCAAGCGCACGATGAGCATCGAATACACCATATCCATCTGGGTTTGCAAGAATCTTAAATCTCCCAACCCTATTTGTTGTTGAACATCCTGAGTATACATCAAATACAAACGCAAAATCTGTTTGATTCTTGTTATCAGAATCAACAACTGTAATGATTGGATTGTATACTGGACTTAGCTCCTGCGGAAATATCTTCTTTGTTATCATTTTCTAATTTTATAATAAATATAATTTTTTACTTTATGTTTCTTTCAAATTCCTTTGCAAGATAATCAGCTATAAAATTAGAAAGCTCAGCTGATTCAAACACTTCCTTTGATATGTTATATTCCTGGTCAAGATATGTGTAATAGTCTTCAGCAATAATATCAAATCCCTCATTTTGTGTTGAAGGTTTAACCTGTATAGAGTTAAGGAGTTTTCCTGTATTGACAAGACCTTTCTCTATAAGCTTATCTTTGATTAGCTCCTGAATCTTTTTGGCAATTGGCTCTCTATTAATTTTCATATTCGATTGTTATTGTCAATACAATTTCTGTTTCTTCCGCATTTGGAGTATCAATAATTCCAACTGAATTAATTCTAATTCCTGGATTAACTTCCAAGAATTTTATTGTTTCATCAGCAGAAATACCAGCCCTATCTACATCATAAGTGAAAGGTATTGTAATATCGTATGTATAAGTTTCCATATATTTATTTTTTAAGGTACGTCAGTTACTCTATCAGCCTCTTCCATATTTACAGATACTAAATCTGTACTGGCTGTTCCTTTAACATTTACAATTGTCCAAGAAGAACCACCCCACACATCACCAGCATTATCACCCATTCTATACCAAGCCAAACAATTTGAAGAATAAGAGCTCATCAAAGAAACATCATATGCATCACCAGAATTATATAATTGCGTAACTTCAGCAGCCGATAAAGATTTATCCCAGAATGTAAGTTCATCTATTTTACCATCAGCACCTCTTGATGCAAGATTAGCACTTGCACCAGCATAATCAGTTGTTCCAACATATGCTCTTCTTGCAGAGTTTGTTTGATTATAAAAATATTTCTGTGTTGTATTAACAGTTTGTATTGAATAAGATGTAACTTCAGTACCATTTACATATAATTTTGCTATAGTTCCAGCTGTTGATTGTGTACAATCATATACAAATACTACGTGAACCCAACCATTTGTATCTGAATAAGTAGCTGTTGTTTGTAATTGTACAGTAGAGTTTGTAGTATCATATTGTCCATAAACATTAAGTTTATTTGATGCATCTATTGTCATTTCAAAACATCTATCCCAACCAGAATAGTTATCATATTTAGCAAACAATATTCTTTTTTGTCCAGCATTAGCAGCAGTTAATTTGAACCATAATGAAATGCTAAAATTTGGAGTTGTATCTCTGAGCGCTGTATCAATAGCGTTAGATTGGTTAGCAATTCTCAAAGTTTCAATTGATGCAACTGTTGTTGTCCAATCAAAATTCATAGAATAAGTATTAGCAATTCCAGTTGCAGCAAATACATATGGGTTAATTAAGAATGACATATTTTTCTAATTTTATAAAATTTAAATAATATTGTTTCTAATCTAAAGTGTTAATAGGTAAAATTAATTGTATAAACAACTATACCAGCTCCACCATTTGAAACTAAAGTAGCACTTCTCTGTACATAACTGAAGCCACCACCACCAGCACCACCGTAATTGAATCCATTCTCTCCATCATTTTCAGAAGGAGTTCCAGTACCAGTTTGTCTACCAATATCTCCACCATTACCAGCATATCCACCGCCAGTACCACCAGCAGAATCTGGATATGATTCAGTATCTGGCCAGAACCAAGGAATGGTATTACCATTATCTCCAGTAGAACCAGCGAGTCCAGCAGAACCACCTCCACCCGCATCTTTTACAGGAGCAACTTTGTCACCAGCACCACCATTACCACCAGCATATTTTGTATCTCCAGAACTTTGAGTTGCAGCTACAGCAACAGCACCTGCCAAACTTCCAGTCCAATCAATTCTACCAATACCAGTACCACCTTTTGCAAGAACTTCAAAACTGCTTGACCCACTTAGATTAAGTGAAGAGTCACCACCTGTTGGAGTTGTTACATTACCACCAGCACCAACAGAAACAACATACGTTTGTCCTGGAGTTACAGCAAAAGTTTTTGAAGCATAAGCTCCACCAGCTCCACCAGGAGCACCAGCTGAGAAATCAGAACCATATGAATTGAATCCACCACCAGCTCCACCACCACCAATTGCAATTGCTGTAATTGATGTTGCATTTGCAGGCACCACAAATGAAGTTGAGGATGTTGCTGTAAATGTAATTGAAGATGGTTGAAGAGTTCCATATAAATATAGATATTCAACCTCTTGAGCACTCCACTCTGTATTACATATTCTAACATCATCTATTCTACCATCAAACATATCACTACCGAAGCCGCCAATATCTATTGTTTTAATTTCATTTCCTCTCGTATATCCAGAAGTAAATCCAAGATTATAAGAACCATCTAAATAACATTTATATCCAGTTGTACCATCATATGTAACAGCAAAATGATACCAAGTTCCAGTAGCTGCTTCCAAATCATTTACCATACTGAATTGTCTGGAACCATCATTTGGATTATAAAAAATAAAGTCGTGTGTTTCTAAATCTGGAGCTGTATTTTGAGTTATTCTATATTCATATTCTGTATAATCTCCTTTAATTTTTAAAACAGTTTTTGTTTCTCCAGTAGTTATTACAGCTCTTTTATTAATAAAACAAGCAAAGGAAAACCCGTTACTTGGATTCAAAGAAATTGAATGTCCAGAATAGATAACTCCCTCATCAGTTGAAACAGTTTTGTTTAAAGAAAGTGCATTTCCAAATCTACCAGTTCCATAAGCATATGTTCCAGTTGGCTGCAAATCATATAATCCATCTCCAGAGTCTGCAAGTGTATTATCAAAAGTATAGTGAATGCAATCGTTAAGGTTGTACTGTGTACGACCCATTCTCATAAATGCACCCTGAATTAAATTCCCACCTATTATAATACTCATAATTATGCTGTTGTTGTACCCTCTAATATTATCTTAACACCTTTTGCCCCAGTCCCAGCTGCGTCAAAATCAACTGTGAACTTGCCATACTTGGTAATTGAACTTGTTGTTGTTGCAGTTGTTGCATAATATACACCAGATGCAAGAGAAATTGGTGTAGCAAATACAGTTGAACCGTTATAATTCACATCAACCGTAGTTGTTGTTGAACCAGATGTTGTAAGCGTTGCTGTAACTCCAGTTAATGTAAACGTTCTTGGTGCATAGAATGTAATCTTGCTGGACCCCGATGAAATAGCAGTTGTCTCATCAGATGCAGCTGCCATAAAATCATACGCATAAGCAGTTGGAACAGTTGGAATGTCTGTTGTTTTAGCAAATATTGAATAAAGATTTGTTCCACCTGATAGAATCGTTCCACCAGAAAGTGTTGTTGCACTCAACGAAGTGAATGTTCCAGCTCCAGCTTGTACAGTTCCGCCTATCGCTGTACCTGAGAATGTTAAATTATTAACAGAAGGTGAAGCAACGAGTGATACAGTTGGCAAGTTATCAGTACCACCAGTAGAAATGTTTGAACCAGGCTGAACTCTTGTAATATCGTTTGTGTCTGTTGTAGAGAAGATGTTATATAGGTTTGTTGAACCTGAATATAATACACCACCAACCACAACATTTGAGAAATATGCTGTATTGCTTGTTGAAGCAGTTAATCCAACACCAGCAACAAGAACATTATTAAGATTTGAGTTAATTGTATTTCCTGAGCCAGCAATAATTGCAGAATTGGTCACACCAGTATTAATTCTATTTGAACTGTAATCTACAAAAATAGAGTCTGTTGCACCTGAATTCAACATAGCTATTGTGGTTCCTGTGATTTCATCCAATACAGACGTACCAGATACAACCAAATGGTCTAATGTTGCTGCAGATATGTTAATTGTTGGCAAGTTTCCTGTACCGCCAGTATATGTATTCAAACCATTTTGAACTCTTGTAACATCTCCAGTTGCAAGATTGCTTATGATTGTTTCAAGATTGGTTGAACCTGAGAAGAATGTTGTTGCACTTAGATTTCCAGACACACTTACATTCCCAGTCATAGCAGAAAGGTTAACTGAATAAGCTGATGCTTGGTCATTTCTGTCAAATATAATTTGAGTTCCAGAAAGTGTTGACCCTGTTGTATAGTAATTAGCTGCAGCCACACCGCTTCCTCCACCAATTCCACCGAATCTATCTCCGTTTACAAATACAGTATCACTTGTTGAAAGAGTTGTTGACCCTTGCTTAACGATAAGGTAACCACGAACCATCGCTGTTTTTAATCCAACAAGATTTGTATATGAAGCAGCAGCAAGATTTGCAATAGCATCATCCTTTGTATTATAAACTGTTTGACCATACTGAATAAATACATTCTGAGAGTTAGAGAACATTAAGATTCTCTGAATTGTGTACTTGTTATTTGGTACAACTTGCAGAGTTCCAGAACCATCATCGTAGCTGTTTGGATTTATATCAGTTCCTTGAGCTTGGAATGAAGCAATACCAGCTCCATTATTGAATGCGTGCTCAAATATTTGTTGTGTTGTTGCAGATTGACTTATAACATTCGGGTCATTCTGATTGTTTTGATAGTTCCTTCCATAAGAGAAAGTGGAACCAGCAGATTTATCTATTTTTAAGTTCGCACCATTTGAGCTGAATATATTTCCATCCAAGTTAATATCCCCAAGAGCAAGTGTCAAATCTTTTACAGAAGAGCCAACCCCATAAGTAGGAACAGTTATTTTGAATATGTTTCTGATATTCGTTTTATTTGAGTGGTCCAAACCACCAAGGAATATGATGCTTCTCAATTCCTCTCTTGTATAAGATGATTGTTGAAGGACAGCTCCAGATGCATTTATTGCAATATCAGTAGCAAATGCTGTTGCAAGATTCGTTACAGTTAATCCAGTTTGAGTTGCCCAAGAAAGCAGTTGAGTTGATTGTGGGTAGACAGTATAGTCAACGATGTATCCTAAACCAGCAGCAATATCAAACTTGGTATTGTCACCAGCGTTGATTGATAATGTACCACCAGAGATGATTCCAGTTGAAATACCTTCAGCCAATCTTGAATTAACTGTGCTAATTATACTTTGAAGGTTTGTGCTTCCAGAATAAAATGTTGTTGCAGATACAGAGCCAGCAGAGATGTTTCCACCTGTAGCAGTTCCTGAGAATGTAATGTTATTAACAGAAGGATTTGCAATCAAAGAAATGATTGGTGCATTTGCTGTGCCTCCTGTATTTATGTTTGAACCTGGTTGAACTCTTGTGATGTCATTTGCATCTGTTGTTGAGAATATGTTATACAAGTTTGTTCCTCCAGATAAAATAACTGGAGCATCAATTGTTCCTGTAAATGTTGCACCAGATAGATTTGCCTTTGTATTTAAAAGCGCATCAGCCTGAGCTATCGTATAAGCTCCAACTTGAGCTGCAGTTACTTGGTGAGGGTTGCTTGTATTGGCTGTGTGGCCTGCAAATTCATTATCTGTTGTATAATTTTCAAGAATGGTTGCAAGATTTGTTGAACCTGAATAAATAGTTCCTGCACTTAAGTTAACAGCAGACACATTTCCTCCAGTCGCTGTACCAGAGAATGTTAAATTATTCACACTTGGAGAATCAACCAAAGAAACGATTGGTGCATTTTCTGTCCCACCAGTATTTATGTTTGAACCAGGTTGAACACGAGTTATATCTTCAACACCACCTGTCACATTCAATATAATTTGCTCAAGATTTGTTCCTCCTGAGTAGATAGTTGTGGCAGATATGCTTGAACCTATGATTGAACCACCAGTTGCAGTTCCTGAAAATAAGATATTGTCAAAGCTTGGGGAAGAAACGATATTGACAGTTGGATAATTATCTGTACCTCCTGTATATGTATTGATTCCGTCCTGAACTCTTGTGATGTCTTCAGCTCCTACAATAAGATTGTTTATAACCTGCTCAAGTGATGTACCACCTGAATAGTAGTTTGTTAAATATGCTGTGTTACCTGAGATTGTAGATACATATGTATTCCCTTGAACTGTAAGAGTACCTTCAAATATAGAATCAAGGACAACAGTACCACCTGACCATATGGCAGATGCATTATCTTCTATTACTTGAATGACAAATTCTGTAAGATTTGTACAAGCTGTTACAGTATCACATGTTAAATACTGAGTAGAGTATATCTCTCCAGAGAAAGATGGGCCATTAACAGAATATCCTGGGATTCCCTCAAAAGGAAGTCCACAATATGAATTATGATTGATAAGTTGAAGGTTCAAGTTGAAGGTCCAACCAGCTGTGAAGTCATCTTCGAACTCCTCAAGACTTGTGAAGTCTATATCACCAATAAGATTTGCATTTGAATACTGATAATATGGATGCTGATTGATTTCATTCACAATATCCTGTGCAATCTGCAAACAATCTGAGTGAACATCTCTCTCATTCTCTTCTGCCTGTCTAACAAGGTCGATTACCTTGCATACAAGTGTTATGTTTATAGTTTTATAATCACCATTAACCTGAGGAAGTCGAGCTGTTTCTGGATAAACCTGAAGAAGTGGGTATTGAATGTCCTGATTGTTCTCCAATTCCCAATCCTTGCCCAACATAAATGTATTGATAAGATAATGCCTTTGAGCAATATCCTGCATTATGTCGATTACTTGATTATACGTTAGCGCATTTGCCATAATTATCTTTGTTTTTCTTGTGCCTTTCTCATTCGTTCTGTTTCCCTGTCAAGCTCCTTCCAATAGGATAGAGTATTCAAAGCAAGAATCCAGTTTATCTTATATATCTCATCAAACTTCGTTATGTCACCTTTTGCTAATTTCTCAATCATAGCAAACCAGCTCCATCTTGCAAAACCGTTGTTTAATTCTTTTTCTTTTTCTGCCTTGTATTCGGCAATTTCTTCGTCTGACATCCCAACGTACTCGTCTTCTTCTCCAAAACCTGAAAAGAGACCGCTGAACTCTTTGTAGTAGAGGCGTTCTCTCCACTCAAAAAAAAATCCAGCTTGCTTATCACATCGGTTACATAAATCTCATCTGAATAATTCAAGATAATCTTTATCATATCATCAACATTAAACGCAACTTCATTCCCCTGGTCGTCAACTCTCCTGAATAAAATACCAAAAGCAATCTCATATGGAGATAAATCCATCTTCTTGTCCTTTAGCATAAGCTCCAAGCTCACCATCTCACCAACTGAAAGCTTGTTAAAGTTATCCTTTAACTTCCACTTCTCTCCGTGTATTTCAAATATGTTTGTTTCTGACTTATACTTCTGAGAATCAAAGTCTTCTGCAATCCAATTAAAGTAATCCTTTAAAGTATTGAAATCATCAATTGACATTTTGTTAAGATAATTGCTAAAGCTTTTATCTCCACTTAGGGCCGTCAAAGCCTTGACAAATATCTCAAGTTCTGAGTTCATGCCATCTTCTTGGATTGAAGTCAACCCAATAAATCTTTTAAAAGTAACTTCTTCCCAATCACTTGGCAATTCAAATACCTTATTTTCTATTCTAACCTCTATCATTTTTTCTATTCTTTTTTATTGTGTTTACATAAAAACAGGTTTGCTCCATCTCATATCCACAATTCCGTGGAATGCAAATGAAGTTGCCATCACAATATCATCGTGTCCATACGCTGCAGCAAATGTTACATTCCCTGATGGTGTAACAGAATACGTGAAAGCTTTAAACTCTTCCTTTATCATATCTTCGTTCAGCAAACTTATCTCTCTATTGTTGAAGGCTGACATAATCTTGTTGACAAGTTCTCCTTTGCTCTTAGAGTTTGTGTTGAATCCTTCAATATTTGTCACACCTTGTCTTCTCAGTCCATCAATTACAGGAATCCCCTGGTTGTTCTCCTCGATGATTATCTTGCGAGGGTTCCACTTCTTGAAGAATTCCTTAAGCTTATCCTGCATCACCTGTGTATCAACCTGATTGAACCTAATGTAATCAACCATCTGGCCCTTATCATCCATACAGACTGCAACTGTGTAGTCATTCTTGAAGGCTATATCCACTCCGACTGAGTAGTTGCTGCCATATGCTGGAGCAGAAAGCCTTGAAAGGGTTGCAACCTCATCAACATATTTAAAGATTCCTGTGGCATCTATGAACTCACCCAAATATTCCTGAGCAAATATAGCATCTGGAAGCGTTTGCTTCTGACCCATAATGAACTCTAAGTTTGCATAAGGATTTTGATGATATGTAATCTTAAAAGACTTATAACCTTTCTGCCCTGAGATACCAAGTGAATACATCTTGGCAAAGAAGTTCTTGCCCTTGGGTGTTGAGCGGTAGGAGCAATAATGGTATTCCATGTGTCCTCTTTAATAAACGCTGCCTCATCAAGAAGTACGTGGGTATTTGAGTAACCTCTTAATGAGTTCTCAGATGCAGCAGAGCGAAAGATTATCTTCGAGTTGTTTGTAAACAATACCTGAGCATCTCCAGTTTGGGCCTTCGAGTTTTTGATTAAAGACTTGGCTGGTTCCATCATCTGAACAATCTGCTGGTAAATCTTCTTTACCTGAGAATCAGTTGGGCTGACAACCATAATGTGCTGGTCCCTATTTTGAAGAGCCCAGTACACAGCAATCATCGAAAGCAGAAACGTTTTACCTACCTGCCTTGAACCATTTAAAACAATCGTTGAAGTTTCTAAATTTAGACAAGCTTTTATAACAGGCTTCTGTGCTTCGTAAGGAGCTGGGAAATTAATCGTTATCTGGTTCGCTGTCATCTGGTTCCATTCCTGGTATCTGAAGATTTAAATTCATTCCACCTGAGTGATGTATCTTTTCAGGTTCATAAAATCCAGTCATTTTAATAATCATATCTCTTAATTTAGCATATGCAGAGAACTGGCCTTGAGCCTTTGCTTGCTCAGCAGTTTCAATCAAATCACGAATCGTTCCATCCTTTGTTTGATTATATTGAACTGCAAATTCTTCCTTCAATTGCTCAATACGTGACATAATGTCAGGCTTTGTCAGCATTTCACTACCTTCAGTTCTTGCTGTTCCATATGCAACCTTAGGCCAAGCAAATAGATATGCTTGAGTTGCGTTTCCATACTCTGTATAGTGCTGACAAAACTTCTCGTGAGCTGGAGTCATCTTAAATACTTTCTTTGCCATAGCTTTTATTTTTGTCTACAAGCTTCACAGCTCTTAAATCTTTTATCTTCAATTACATTCCCGCAAGCACATAGCTTTTCAGTTGAAGTTTCAGTTGAAGCATATGCCTCTACTTGTCTGATTGCCAGCAAGTTATCAACAATCAATTGTTCGTGGTTCACAAAGAATCCGTTGAGTTTTGTTTTGGCATCACGCAGGTTTGTGTGACAGCTCATGCAGGCTCCTTGGTGGGGGTCAACGAAAGTTCGAACCAGGTTGAACACTTCAGCTGCTTCTTCGTTTGTGTACTGGTATTTTTTATGGTGTCTTCTCATAGCATCCAATTGCTCCTGAGTAACTTCTTTATATGTTTGCATAATTCTTGGTTTATTATTTTGATATAATATTGGCATTAAATATAAATTGGTAATGCATTAATCAATCTGTTGTATGTTGCAGCGGCAAAAGATGCTGCAAGAGCTGCGAATGGATTCCAAAAGAATATAAGAGTCAACCATAGTGACATACACTTATGGCACTTTAGAGCCGATTTAAGAGACTCTGTGTACTTGTTTGATGGAATCCTATCAATCATCCATTTGAATAGCGGGAATTCGGTGAAGAACCACGCCATAAGAAATCCGTATATTGCTGTTATAATCATGATTATAAATATATTAATCGTTATATCGTTTATTGTTGATGTATCCTTTGATTTTTGTTTGTGCTGATTGCACATATATATAGACAGATGGTGTTGGGATTCCAGTTTTCTTTGCTATTTTGCGATAAGACAGTTCTGAATAGTAATATAATTGGAAGCATTCCCTTTCTGTTCTGAAGTGTGGGTCCTTTTTGGACCAATATTCTAAGGCATCTTCAATTAAATTGAGTTGAGTTTTCTGATAGTTATAGTTATCTATGTCCTCATATGTTGTTCCGTAGTCTGCAGTTTCATAATCAAGAAGCTCTTCAGATTGAAATGCCAGGCGTTCTTTCTTGTGCCAGGGAGATGTGTTTGATTGTATC